GTTGATGATTTCAGATAGTTGGCGTGTTGGTACAAGACCAGCGTTATCTGTTGTGTCATCTGCTGCTAATAGGTATTGACGAGCTGCCTCGTCTCCTAGTGCTGCGCGGATGGTGTTTTCTGCATACTTAGCAGCTGTTACTTCAATGCGTGGCTTTGTGTAAGCCATTGCTGTGACAGTTGGGCGAGCAGCTTCGACCGCTGGTGCTTCAACTGGTGTTGCTTCGACTGCTGGAGTGGTGTTTTCCACGGTGGCTGTCTCGCTTTCTGTTGGTTGGGTTGATTCTTCTACAGCAGATTCTTCTGCTGCAATATCAGTAACTTGGGCTGACTTAAAGGCTGGCTCAGTCACTAAACTTACTTCGACCAAACGAGCAGCAGACACATAGGTCACGCCGTCCTTGATCTTTGACTTTAAAACTTCTGCGCCGATGCTTAATCCTGATTGCAATCCTTCTTCGGCAAGAATTAAAGCTTCTGTACCGCGCTGTGAGCGACTTACAGAAAAGACAGCATCGATTGAGTTCTCTGACTCAGAGAAGCTGACTGCGCGACCCAAAGGCTTTTTTGAATCATGCTGATTTAATAATTTTATGGTTTTAGGATCTGGGATCTCGATTGATCCAGAAGCAAAGATAACTTTGCCCATGTTGGTAGATCCTGCTTCAATGTTAAGAGGCACGATTTTGCCTGAGATAGTGCGATTGGCTGAATCGGCTGTGAGTTCAGCTGCGAAGGTGATTATCTGGGTCATTGCATTCCCTGACTTCCGTTAGGTGTTAGATCTGTCATTTCCATTGCTTGTTCTTGAGTAATAAGTTCAAGTTGTAATAGTTTTTCAATTACTGCCAGTTCTGCTAACGGATCAGTGCGCAAGAAGTTCTTGTCAATATCAAACTTGACAACATTGCCTCGAGCTGTGATGTCGTCCATCGATAAACGATCTTCAATAGCAGTAATAAATGGTTGCAAAGATAGCGTTAAGAATTGCTTGCGCTCATCTTGAACATTTGCATAAGTCATTGAATTGTTTTGATCTGCCGATACATAATAAGCAGGAACATTGCAAAGGCGCGCAATTTCAGTAGCCAGGTTGAAAATGGCTTCTCCGTACATCATTTCTTTAGGTGAGAATGACACTGGCTTATATTCTAAAGTGCTAGTTAGATAAGCGGTTGAACGATTGTTGCGAGCATTGCGCCAAGCAGCTAGTAAACCTGAAACTTCTTTAGGATCAAGATCAGCACCGGTATTCTTAATATAACCAGTAGCCATTGGAGTAGATGCAGCAATCGCTGCTGCCTTCTGGACATCGATGGCCGCGCGAATTGTTTGAATGCCTGTTGTCAAGATACCTGGTAGCAAAGATTGAAAAGTAATTAAACTGCCAAGACCGTCCATTGGAAGTGTCATTCCATCAACTGCATAAGACTTAACAAAAGTGTTAGTGCTATCTAAAGTTGCAGTAACGCGATTGTTAGCAATCCATTCAAAGCGAGATGGGCGACCATCTTCATTGTAAACTTCAACAACTTGCCAGAAGGCTTGCGAATATAGCAATAATGATTCGACTGTGTAAGCAATCGTAACTGATCGAGGTTGAGAATATGAAGGCTGCTCTAACCAGACTGGTGAGCCAAGCTCTTCGTTAGTTGATTTTCTGTAAAGCTCTAGTGGGATTGCGCCGATAGTGCCAGCCAAAAGATTGCGGCATCTTTGCAATGCTGGTACGGAAAGGGCATCTTCTCTGCTGACGAATGCATATTGAAACGGCATTGCATAAGGTGAATACTCACCTAAAACTTGTGGGGCATACTGCGCTTCGACAGACGACTTTTTAGAAGGTGATTCTGCTCGCGAAAATATACCCATGGCCTAAATGATAGCACAACCTAGACAGATTGCTAGTATTTGTCAAGTTATGATTTGTGGTTTTGGTTGAGGGATCATCAGCTTTGATACGACCATTGCCAAACCGATTGGGGCTGAAATATCTCCAGCAGACTTTCGCTTGATGATTCGCCATGCTGAGTCGTTGACTTTAGCTGCACAGTTGTTCATCTGCTGGATCAATTCGGCTTGACCATTGTGGACTATTCGATGATTGACTAAACCTTCCAGAAGGTCGCCACAGGCCTTGTAAAACTGTTGCCCTGACACGTCCTCGATCATAACTCCAGCGTTGCTTAATCGATCTGCAATGGTCTGGGTGGCGTACTTGTCAAAGCAAACTAGGCGCGGTTTATAGATGTCGCACCAACCCTTGATCGATGCAGCCATCTTGAGTTCATCGATGGCGACTTGTGAGCTGTAAGTTTCCAAGATCCCGATGCCAATCCGTCCATCTGGGAGTAGTTGTCCTGCGACCAGTGATCCGTTCCGCCGTGACGGACTGACATCGAAACCGAATACAGTATAAGCCCCTGGACTCATTTCCAACGTATTATCTGAAGTTTCTTCCAATACGCCATGAGGCCAAGGACTTGACAGGCTATCAATCCATTGGCAAAGGGTTTCGGTTCTTGTATTTTCAATCGGACTGGTTGCAATAGCTTCTTCGATCGCTTCTTCGGTAATCGTGTAACCAAGGGAAGGATTAGCCAAAGCCCAGGCAGTGCGATCAGTGATCTTGCAATACTGAGGTGCTGAGTATTCGTAAAAGCCAAAAGACTTTGGCGGATAATCAATAGCGCGTTCTCTCAGGTCATTAAGCACAGTGCTGAAAGCATCACCTGCATTGGAAGTTAAAAGGGTCTGCGAATTAGGGTGCGCTCTAGTCGTTGGAGTCGCTGCCCGGAATCCGTCCTCGGTAATCTCTCGAACTTCATCGATGTAGAGCAATCCGTTGACAGATCTTCCGCGAGAGCCGTCGCGAGTAGCTGCTACGACATCAAGCCTTGCCCCAGATAGCATCTCGATCGACTCAGTGCCGTTGGCGTGTCGGATCTGCTTGACGAATCCTTTGAGATGGTCATTGGTTTCCAATAAGTGAGTTACTTGTCTGAAAGTGTCCAAAGCCATGCTTCGATTTGAGGACATGATCAAGACATTGGTATTCCACTTGATCAAGTGAGCAAGAATCAGCATTCGCGCTAAATGGGTCTTGCCATTCTGCCTGGCTACCAAGATTAAGTTTGTTTTGCGAATCCAGTTGCCCTTTTTGTCGATCGTGAGCATATCTTTGAGCACAAACTCCTGCCAAGGCATTAAAGGCATCTTTACGATCTCGCATAGATCTTTAACATCTTGCAGCTTGTTATCGCCCTTTAGAAGTGGGCTGTGAAGCCTTGGCTTAGTTGCCCCTCGTAGGGCTTTGGATCTTTTGGGCTTATCTGTCATTGACTCGGACTAGGTCGGGTCTTAAAAGGACTGTCCAGCATTGGTTCGGACTGCATCGGGGAGATATTGCCAGGAAAGACAGGGGGGGTGAACTTGCTTGCTAAAAAAACCCCTTGTGAGCGTGATCCTTTAGCACTGTTGCAAGCCTTGCAAGCACTTATGCAGTTCTCTGGATTGAACGCTTGTTCTGGGTGATCCTTGATTGGCATGACATGATCGACTGAAGTTGCATCGCCACCACAATAGCCACAAGTGTAATTATCTCTCGCTAGTATCGTGAGCCTAAAGGCTCGCCATCTCCTACTATCTCGAGGATCTGTGCTCTTAGGATATGTCACGCTTTAGCACCTGCCATGTGTGATCATTGTTCAGCTGAGTCTTAAGCCTATGACAGTTAGCGCATAGAGTCTGTAAGTTACTAAGTTCATTGTTCTTATGATTGCCATCTATATGATCAACATCTAATTGAACTGCATGAATAGCCTTGAACCCACAGAACTCACAAGTATCCTTCTTATGTATCTGATATCCCTTCTCTTTGTGTTTCCAGCACACTCTATCCCAGAGCTGTAAGCCACTCTTAGTTCTACCTTTAGACCGGACATTAGCCCCACAATGACACAAGCCTCTTACACTCTTAGGCATTAATGCCACCCCTTATTCTTCCAATGATCTAGAGCTGCACAGAAGTCTGGCTCATCATACTCTGTTTCACCATAGCGATTGATGACATAGCGTCTAGCCCAATCGTATTGTTCTTCAGGAGTAGCTGTTGCTAACCATTGTGATCTACCCTGCAAGAATCCATGATGGCTACCATTCTTAGCCTTGAAGTTCCAGTTACTCTCTTTAGTAGCAAGAGTATCTAAACACTTGTAAGTGTTAACTGTTAGGTGGCTTTGAATATATTCTTTAATTGTTAAAGGTTTAACTTCTTTTGCTTCTGCTTCTGTGGGTGCTGATTCATATATGAATAGACCTGCCCCAACAGCTAAACACGCGGTCGCGAGCAATCGCCCACAGGCGCTCGCTAGCGAGTTATAGCGTAGCAGTCGTGTCAAATCCATTGATGTTTTACGCATGATCTTGGGCGTGTCTAATCCTGTGTGCAATCATGTCTGATTGTTATATCGAATCCACATAACTGGCAACCCATGACTTCATAACAATATGCGCACATGTATTCAAACTGTATTTCGTCACAGCACCTAAAGTGTGCAGTGTTATCAGACTTTAACTTGTAATCGAATGGCATTACTTATCCTTACCCCAACCAATACCTTTGAAGATCGCTGGAGTGGCTGTAAATACCCGAATCATGGGAGTTGAACAATGCAGTACCGGGTTACCTACTGCGCTCATTGAGTGTTCTAACTCTTGCGTTTGCCCACATACTATGCATTCATAGTCATACACTGGCATTGTGTTCCTCGCATTTCGTGCAATATGTGTAACTGCTAATCAACCAAGTGCCACAGCCTTTGCATCGGCTTGGCTCTTGAAACCATTCTGCGTAATCGACTTTATTGAGTAGCTGAACCAGATCTGAGAATCTAAGCATTGCACCATATTCTGCTGCATCTTCTCCCTGTCCATTGAATCTCATAACCACAACACTCAGCTTCCCATCTGAGCGTTTACGGGTCTGATCCAGCCACTCCTTCGGTTGGAAGGCAGATCTTGCTTTTACTTCGATGTCGAACGGGACACCTGTGACATCACTGCCTTGCCTACCTGCCCCAGCACTGTCTGCATAAGGGAACCACTTTTTGAGATACTCAGCGACGCACTTCTGAGTGCGGTAACCCCTGTGCTTACGATGCTGGGAAGCCATTGTTTATAACCAGATCGGTGGGCATTGTTCTGCCCGATTCTTATGCGAACAGGTATAGCCTTCATAAGGCTTGCCTGTCTTACTCGATACGCCTGTCTTATGAATCATGAAGTCATGCTGGCACTTAGGTGCTTGCGGTACTTCTTTCGCATTTAATTCATCAGCTAGTAAGTTCATCGCTGAGTTCAAAGTTGGCGCACCCTCGACTTGTACGACTTCTTGGACATCTTTAGGGTTTTCAATAGTCCAAGCATCTTTTACTGGTTCTGGATATTTTTCTTTGAGGATTGGTTTTTCAGGTTGCGCGCTTCCGCTTCGTCCTGCCATTGATACTTTGACCATCTCTTCTCGGGAAGGCCGTCTGCCCTTAGCAGCATAGCCTCCGTTCGCCAATGCTCGGCCAAGGCTCGAAGTTTCTGCGTTTTCGCATGCGCTAGTGGAATTAACACCGCGATCAGAATCCTTCTCTTCAGCATAGCCAGTCGCGAATGCGACTTGGTCGAGAAAAGTGCGATAGAGATAGGCTTTAAAAACATATCGATGAGCTTCACATACTTCCATTTCCGTTGATACGCGTCCATCTGGATAATCCTTCCAAAACTTTTCCAGTCGGCTCTCGACTGTTTCATAATCAGCTAAGTTAAACGCCATGATTGATCTCCTCTTGCTTTACTAGAAACTCGGCTTGCTCGGTTAAAGGCCAGTGAGATCCATCTGGCCAGATTGACACCCAGACAGCACATGGCTGGCAATAATGTCGGTTGATTCCCTTAGACTTAGCATGCTGACTTACCACAGTCCAAACTGCAAAAGTCTTACCCTTGCCATTAGGGTGATCTTGACCCCAACGCATCTTGCAGTAATCACACCAAATACCGGACTTCGCCTTAGTAACTGTCAAGGTCGTTCCAATCAGTTGATGTAATCTGGCCAGCGATTGCAGAGTACGCACAGATGTCTGCGTAACTGTCTGGGTGGTCTTTCGTAGTTTGAGTTCTCGAGATCTTGGTGAGGATAAGGCAGATTGCGACTTCGTGTGGCTCAATGTTTTTGTCAAGATACACACTCCAGAGTCTTGCGATTCGAATGTGATTAAGAGTTGAGTCGCCGTATTCGTCACCTCGGTCGGTGAGTAGCTGCTTAGCTTCATCGAGAATATCCTTGGCCTTCACTCTGACCAGAATGTGTGTCGAGCGACCGAACGGCCGAGAGCGTAACCTTCTTCTTTGCCTTCTTTAAATCCCATGCCATAACCAGCAGCAATTCCAACTACTAGAAACGCTAACATAACTAGATAAAAATAAAGATCTGTGTTCATTTTAGCCCTTTCCATCAAGTGAACGATTCACTGATAAGGCTTAAGGTACAGGTTACCGAGGACTAATCAAGCACCTTTTGATAACGAAATGGTAACAATTCTGCATCGTCCATGTGGTCGTCGATGTCACGCCTTAGCGGATTATCTAGATCGTCCATACCTGCGACCGTTAACGGCAAAGGTTCCGTCTTTCTCAATGTGGATAATTGACACCTGGACACCCTTAGCATCTTCTTCTAGGATTAAGAATGCCTGTTGCCAGTTCATTGTGCCTTTTGTGTAATGAGCCTTGCGAATGTCCATAAGATGTCCACCCTCAAAGCCACGCAGGATACGGCCTAATTTGCCCCCTGAAGCCTCTGTAAAGGCCGATTGACCAGCGCGGTGAGTGTGACCACAGATTACGCTTAGCCCATGCCTACGGGCTGCTTCTAGGGCTGTAAGGCCAGGCGTAGGTTTAATGGCCTGTTCATCTCCATGCACTGCAACATAACCTTTAGCAATGGGAAATGGCTTCTTATGATAAGAGATACCGAGTTCATCGAGCTTCATAAACTTTTCAAAGCGCAGCTCTGGAAGTGACAAGAATGCTGGGATCTTGTTCATGATCACGTTGTAAAGTCGATCAGTGTGGTTTGACCTGATCATGTGGGCTTCTTTAGCATGCTGCGTCAATTCCCAAAGGACATCGACTGTCATGTCGCGATCACTAGCTAGGGTTTGCTCGTACCAGCCTGGCTTGTTTTCCGTCCATCGGCTGATCTGTGGGAGATCGATCTCATCTCCAAGAGTAACGACAGCATCGGGGCGAATCGCCTTAATAAAACTCGAAACATTTTTAACTGCTACTTCATCGTGATATGGGACTTGTAAGTCTGGAACTACGATGGTTCTTTTCATTAATCCTCATCATCGTCAGGATAAAAGTCCGGCATTGTGCTGGGATTATCATTGATGCGTTTAGGCAGAATCCACTCAGGATATGAGAATGGATCCATGATCATCGATAGGCATATGTCAACTGGAAAGCCAGCCTTACGCAAAGCCTTGTAATACTCATTAAGGCCAATACAGTAAGCCTCTAGTGG